CCACCCTCCTCCATTACCGTCGGCAAATGATTTAAAATGACATCCCTTTCGCTAGGATGGGTATCTATAAGGAACGCATCATAAGTATAAAGTACCATTTTCGATTTTTTATCACTCAGATAATCTAACACCTTTGGTATCTTCATATAGTTCACTTCAGTTTCTAATGCCTGAAGAAGATAGTTGAATACTTTTTGTTCAGTCGCTCCTTCAATTTTTGAGAAATGTATTTCCCTCTTATAAAGAGGCGTTATCAAACGACCGGAGATTACGAACTTTTGGTATAATTCCCTTATGTACTTTTCTACTTCCCTAAAGAATGGAATCCCTCTAGCGTTATCATCTAACCCCCCATAAAGATAAGTAAATGTTATCTTCTTAGCAGTTTCATAATCACACCCATATAAATCCGCTAAGTGTTGGTGAGCGGTAACCCCTTTAGGAAACTCATACCCAATCAACTTTGCAATCAAACGAATGTGATACGACTCATAATCGAATTGTAAGAGAGTACCTCCATCAAATCTACTAACGAATAACTCCCTACTCCCATCCGATTTATTTAGAGCAGAATAGTTTACATTGAGATGTCTATTGGAAGGTCTACCCGTAGTTGTGTATGGATTGTATTGTGTGTATACCTTACTATCCCTAATGTAAGCCGGATTGAAGCTGAAACTATCAATAAATTTTTCCTCTTCGACTTGTACCCCAGCCCCCTCCAGCCTCCCTAACTCTTTTATAGAATCTGAATAATTACGATACCAACTCTGTCGATTTTGTATATCAGGAATTCGTTTTAAAACCTCATACCACTTCACCAAAGGGATACAGTCATTCAGTTCTATATAGTCGCTTCTATGCCCCTTAAAAACCTCAACAGCGAACTCATTGAATATGAACGACTTACCATACTCTTCAAAGTAGACCCACTCATAATCCAATCCTTTTGATTGAATATAGCGATTACCCAAAACTAAGGTATCTTCGTTACAAAGTTTATGAATTGGGAATTGTGAAACCGAGCCGGCATCTATGTGTTGGAAATTTAAAATAAAATCCGTATCTTTGGTTCGTATGTATACAAACGAAATAGGAAACATCAACTCATGTCCCTTTGGGGAACTCCAAACCGGCACCACTAATGTGATATCTTTAGGATTGAGTAATTGTAAATCAGTATTTGACTCTATTAGGTTCATAGAGTACAAAGATAATAAAAAAAATTGAGATTACAAAATATTATTTGTAAAATTGTAGTATATTTGGAAAATATAATCCAGCATTCTTTATAAGATTGGATGCTAAACTAATTGATGCTTTATTAGAAGCTCTTACTCCCATATCACCCAAAGTACCATCTGCTTTATATGTTGTATCCATTGGTCCTACTAATCTCCATCTCATACTATATACCAACCAATATGGATTTTCTGATAATGTTTGATATGTATCTAAATTTACTTCATATACAAATCCATTAACATCGTTAGCTTTCTGAACAATATACCTTTGAATAAATCCAGATTCATAATCAAATTTATCAGGAGTTGGTACGATTGTATTTGGAACATCCAATGAGTATAATTTTTTATCACTTATTAAATCTTTGTACATATTAATCGTTATTTAGTCGATATCCTGCTTCAACAGTTGTTTTCCAACCATTTTCGTTTATCCCCTGCTTAACATTTGTTATTTGGAAATATCCGTTTCTATTATAGATTTCAGGAACACCTTGTATTAAAAAATATTCTCCACAACTTAGTCCAGACATTCCATCTATTCCAAATGATATATCTAAATAAGTCAATGCGGATACATTTGTTTTTGTAGTAATTTTATTTTGTATCAATGATGCATCTTGGAAAATCATACCAACGCCGGTTTTATCATCAGGGGTTAATTTAAATCTTACAAATTTCTCCTTTAATACTTCGGCCATATTTTTCTTTTCACCATCCGCATCATTATTATTTGTGCTTGGAGTAACACCAAGTTTAGCTTCTTGCTCTTTATTAAATGCGGCGGCATCTTTAACAATTTCCATTTCAATTATATTAACTGAAAAGTATCCATCTGCATTTTTTGCATATGATAAATCAGCTGACATATATTCATCGTTATTAGCAACAACTGAACCACTTTCTTTAGTACCTGTTTTTAATGCTTGATTCAATGCTAATTGAGATGAATACAATGCTTGAGCTTGAGCTAATGTACTTAATTCCATATTAAATGAAAATTCATGCATTATAGAACCACTTGCACCAGCTTTAAATCTATATATGTCTTTTTTGTTAGTAGTGGGGTTGATTGCTTGAAGCTTTCTATCAATTATAGTCAATGGTTCATTTGAATTTAAATCATCTGATTTTGATAACTCTAAAGTACATAATCCATACATAGAACCATTAATTAACCCTACTAAGCTATTCATAACATCAGCTTGTGTATAAGCACCATTATATAATGTTATAAATGATTCATATTTTACAAATACATTTAATAGATTACCACATACAGATGGAATTTCTATTGGCTTTGCATCAGCATCGTATATTATAAATTTTTGTGCTTTAGCATCTTGTGATACATTAAATTTATATCCTTTAATTAATGCTTTAACAGGTTTAGCTTTATCACTTGTATCTAATATGATTATATCTTTTTTCTTTTCATCTGTTACTACCTTTATATCTGGCAAATATCCAGGTATAATTATATCATCGGTTGATGACATAAGATATTTATCTGAATTAATTGGTATGATTGGAATTGTTTTTGCAGAATCTTCAAAAAATAGTTTTGTAGCTATTTTTTCTCTTGCAATTGAATATTTTTGGCTATTATTTATTATCTCCAATATCAATCTAACAGAGATATACATATTTTTTGAAAATGTAGTATCTTTTTGAGTAGTATTTAACATACCCCAATTAAAGAATTCATTTTCCCATTTCTTTTTGTCACTTAATGTACCAGTCGGGCCTGATAAGGATTCCAACCTTAAATCTGCAGCTAACTTATTAACCCAAGTAGAATAAGTTACAGGTTCTTCTTTTTTATTTTTCTTTTTAGTCTGACTTTTATCTGCTCCCTGCTTATTTGGCATCCACAATTGTAATTCATTTCCAGCAGAGATAGTTAAATTAATATTATATGTACCATCTGCTTCCGGACTAAATGTAAAATTTGTAACTTTACCAGCCATAAAATCATAATCACCATTAGTATCTTCTAATATTTTTAGATAATCCGTTTTTGCTTTTTGATATGAATCATTTTTATGTGAAAATATTTCAAAAAATGCTTTTTTATAATCTTCGTACTTCTTTTTTGCAAATAATTTAGAATTAATTACATTTGGAAGTGGTATGTCTTGATTATTACTTAATGGTCCTAAATTTACTTTTCTATTAATATCCGTATTATGCCCATATTCCAATACCACATTCATAGATGGTCTTAGAAAAAACATTTCAAACATTTCTAATTGCTTCAAAGTAAATACTTTTATATCTACTCTTGCATCTTTCAAAGTATTATTACCACCATCCGTATCAATTTCTAATTGAGTTATAATTGGAGTAGATACTCTCCTATTAGTTTCACCATCCACTACAATTTCTTTACCATTTAAATCATATCCTACAATCGTTTTTCCAGTTTGATATAGTTTTGGTATATCGCTAGTATTCGTAACAACACATCCGTAATATGAATTTGCGGGAAACTTTTGAGATTGTATAGCTGTTCTAACGGCATCTGGGTCGCTTAATTCATTAGTTACCACAGCTGCTGAACTTAGCATTATAAATGGAGAAAGTGTATTTAGAGCTTGAGGATTACTTTCTCTAATTTCTAATTTCTTTCTAATCCAAGGTTTTAAAGGGGATAGATATGGAAATCCTGGCATAACTTATTTATTTATTGTTTCTAAATCATTCAATATTTTTGATAAATTACCAGGTATTCTTAATTGTAGACCTGGTTCAATTGAAAGTGAAGCATCATTTAGATTATTAGCAGTTGCTATAACCCACCAAAGTGATTGGTCATTATAATATTTACTAGCTAATATATCCAATCTATCACTTGATTCTGATATAATATATAAATCATTATCAGATGGTTTTATTTTAGGATATATCAAACTTGCAATATACTGCTTCTTAGTA